AACCAATACAGTTGTCGGTTCAGCTGCTTCAACTTACACTCAATTTATCGGTACTACTGATACTATTGATGTTAAGTTAGCAGGAGCTGCCGCTGCTGTTGGTGTACTACGAGTATATGCTACTTGTATTAACTGCAACGCAAATGGACAAAAACCATCTGCTGCTGCAAGAGATGCTTTGGCATAATAAAGTATTGTGGGATAGTTCTGTAATGGGGCTATCCCCTTCTTTAATTTGGGTGAGATATGGCTACAACATTCTTAACATTAGTTAATGATACACTTAGACGTTTGAATGAAGTTGAGTTAACAGCAGTTGATTTTCCTACTGCTACAGGCTTTCGCGCACAAGTTAAAGATGCAATAAATTCTTCAATACAAGAAATATCCCAGAGGGAATTTGAGTTCCCTTTTAACTTTACTGCTGGTTCTTTGACACTAGTAGTAGGTACACAAGAATATGCATTAGAGTCAGACTTTAAAATAGCTGATTGGGATTCTTTTAGAATTAATTATGATGCAGATAATAATTACTCAGCACGTAATCTTAAACTAATAGACTATGACACTTTTATAAAAAGGTTTTTTGAAAGAGATTCAGAAGCTAGTACAGGTGATTTTGATCAACCTATTTATGTTTATCGTACATTAGATAATAAAGTTGGTTTTACCCCTAGACCTGATGCTACGTATAGTGTAAGTTATAGTTACTTTGCCTATGCTACGGATCTTGTAAATGCTACAGATACCATGTCTGTACCTGATGCATACAAGCACGTAGTTATAGATGGTGCATTGTATCATTGTTTTATGTTTAGAGACAATGCTCAACAGGCACAATTAATCAAAGCAAGATTTGATGAAGGTATTGATCGTATGAGGACTCTACTAATTAACAGATTTACTGATGTTAGAGATACTCGCGTGAGCCGATTAATAAATGTACCACATGGTAATGGTTAATGGTAGATGCTTTAAAGGATGTAACTGTCCTCTCTAAAGGCGGTTTATTTACTAATGAAGATGCTTTAGCATTAGCAAATACTAATCCTGGTTCAGGTATACGTATGCTAAATATGGAAGTATCACAGTTTGGTGGATATAGACGTATTAATGGTTACGCTGATTATGATTCAACTTACGGAACTATATCAGGTGTAGGACAAGTAATAGGTCTTTGGATACTAGATGGTATACCGTATGCAGCTAGAAGAAACTTAAAAGATCATAATGGTTCATTAGGTGCTAATCCTTTTGCAGTTACAAATGGAAGTGCTACTATAACTGTTACACATAATAGTCATGGACTGGTAGTAGGAGATAGAATACAATATTCAGGGTCTGACACATTTCATGGGATTACTCCTAACGGAGTAGATATGCCAATAGCCTCAGTAATAGATGCTAACTCTTATACCGTAGTTTTTACATCTGCTGCAGGATCTGGTGGAACTGGTGGTGGAAGTTCAGTAACATTTAAAGTAAATGCAATTACACAAGATTTACCAGACAATCCTTTTGCAGTATCTAATGGTAGCGCAACAATAACAGTAACACATACTAGTCATGGTTTATCTGTAGGACATAAAGTAACATTTGCAGGTAGTGCAGCTATAGGAGGTATAACTCCAAACGCTGTAGAAATGGCAGTAGTATCTGTGCCTGATGCAAACACTTACACAGTATCATTTACTTCTCTTGCTACATCTACTGCAAGTGGCGTTGGTGGTACATCAGTAACAGCTACGTATAGTCAATCATATTCTATATATAAATATACTACTTCTGGCTGGACTCCAATAGCATCGAATAGATCTAATATTAGTGTATTAAAATTAAGAGAAAGTATAAATTCATTTACAGGTACTGAGTCTGTAATAATATGTGATGGAACTAACACACCTGCTAAGTTTGACGGTTCTACTTTTACTGAGCATACAACATCAGATGACGCTTCTCCAGTAGGAGCTTCAATGACAACAGACTTTAAAAATCATCAGTTCTATGCAGGATTTCCTAGTACAGGATTAGGTGGTAACAAATTACTTTTTAGTGAGCCAAACGTAGATAACAGATTTAGATCAGCTAGTGGATCAGGCTCAATTAACGTAGGTTTTAATATAACAGGCATAGCAAAGTTTAGAGATAGTTTATATGTTTTTGGTAAAAATAAAATAAAAAGACTAACAGGATCTAGTACATCCGATTTTGCTTTATCTGAAGTAACAAATAATATTGGTTGCATTGCTACAGATAGTATAATAGAAATAGGTGGTGATGTATTATTTTTAGCCTCTGATGGTATTCGCCCTATTCAAGGTACTGCCAGAATTGGTGACGTAGAACTTGAAACTATTTCTAAACCTGTACAACAGTTGCTGCAATCACTGCCTAGTACACATGACTTAGATAATATGTCTTCTGTGGTTATTAGAAATAAATCTCAGTTCCGTTACTTCTTTCCTAAGACAACTACAGCTGCCTCAGATACAGCAGGTATAATATGTGGTCTTAGGTTTGCAGATAGAAGAGTAGGTTGGGAGTTTGGTGAGTTACTAGGTATAAGAGCTTTCGTAGCTACTAGTGGTTTAATAGACGATGTTGAAGTTGTATTACACGGGGATCTAAATGGTGAGATATATCAGCAAGAATCTGGTAGTACTTTTGATACTGCTGATGTTACGGCTGTTTACGCAACTCCCTTTTTATATTTCGACTCTACCGAAAAACGCAAAATATATCAGCATATCACCTTATTTACTAGGCCAGAAGGAGAATCTACAATTAACTTAGGTATTGCTTATGATTGGGATGATCCTAATACGCCAAACCCAATTACGTATTCTTTAACAACAGCAGGTTCATTAGCAAGATATACGACTACAAATAGCACATATGATGCTACATTTAAGTTTGATGGTTCGACTAGTCCAGTGTTAGAGACTAATGTCCAAGGATCAGGGAGAGCTATATCTTTGGTCATAACATCAACAGGAACCCAAGCACCTTATAGTGTTAGTGGGTTCTCCATAACATACCAGGATGCAGGATACAGATAATGGCAGGATATACTAGACAATCAGCAGCGCAAATAGTTAGTGGTGAGGTTATATCAGCAGCACCAATTAATGCAGAACTTAACCAAGTTTTAGCGGCCTTTAATAATTCTACAGGTCACTCACATGATGGTACATCAGCAGAAGGTCCACCAATAGATAGAATAGGTGATGCTGATCAAAATAACAAGATACTTATAGATACGTCTAATGATCATTTAGAATTTTATGTGCAAGTTAGTTCTTCTTCTGTACAGCAGTTTAGACTTCAAGATGGTGCTATTGTTCCAATAACTAATAATGACATAGATTTAGGAACTGCTTCATTAAAATTTAAAGACATATATTCAGCAGGTACTACAAGAATGGAAAATGCTACTGTAGCTGGTACATTAGGCGTTACTGGTGCGCTTACTGGATCTAGTACAGTACAAGGAACGACAATAACTGCTACTACTGCATTTGTTCCAGATGCTTCTGACGGTGCTTCTTTAGGTACTACCTCACTAGAGTTTAGTGATCTATACTTAGCAGATGAGTCTGTAATAGCATTAGGAGAGGATCAAGATGTTACTCTTACCCATGTTCCTGATACTGGAATACTTCTTAATTCTACTAATAAGATACAGTTTAATGATGCCTCACAATTTATTCATGGCTCTAGTAATGCTGTACTATCTCTTGGAGCTACAGATGAAATAGATCTTACAGCTACTGCAATAGATATAAATGGTACAGCAGACATTAGTGGTAATACGACTGTAGGTGGAACACTTACTTCTACTGGTAAGATCACTGCTGATGCTGGTATTGATATAGATAACTTTAATATTGATGGTACAACTATAGCATTATCTTCTGGTGATATGTTATTAGATAGTGCAGGAGATGTTATACTTGATGCAGATGGTGCTGATGTAGTACTAAAAGATGCAGGTACTCAGTATGGTGCATTTACTAATAGTAGTGGTAATCTTATTGTTAAGTCTGGGTCTACTACCTCTGCTACATTTGATGGAGCTAACGTAGCATTTGCTGGTACTGTTAGTCCTACTAGTCACTTAGATATGCCTGACTCTGCTATAGTTAAATTAGGTACTGGTGATGATTTGCAAATACAACATGATGGCACAAACTCACTTATAGCTAACTCTACAGGTACACTAAAGATTGCTACAGAGTCAAGTGGTATTCCTGTAACAATAGGACATACTACATCTGAAGTAACCATAGGTGATAACTTAACTGTTACAGGTAATCTTACAGTTCAAGGTACACAGACAGTTGTAGATACCGTTACAATGAATGCAGAGAATGCTGTAGTATTTGAAGGTGCTACTGCCGATGAAAATGAAACTACACTTACTATAATAGATCCTACTGCTGATCGTACAATTAACCTACCTAACCAATCTGGTACAATTCCAGTATTAGCATCAGTAAGTGCAACGCAAGTTTCAGCTACTCCTGAAGAACTAAACATTATGGATGGTGATACAACAGCTTCAAGCACTACAATAGTAGAT